CGCCAAGCCTGGGCTTCCTGCATTAGGGTGAACGGTTCCTTTTTCTTTACCCCGAAGGCATCGAGCTTGACAACCATTTCGTCAATGGCCTTCGATATCTTTTTGAACCGGCTTTTCATATCTGCAACGAATCTACGCCGCAGAATGGTTGTCCGTGTCGGGTCTAATCTAAGTGGGTTCGGCATTACTTCTGGTACTTTCTGAAATCTTCGACTTTCGGTTTGCCCTTGTCACGGGACGAGATAATACATTCACCACAACTATTATTGTCAGCCTTGTCATATACCCTTATCCTAAACACCCAGTCTTCATGCCCCCAATTCCGTCTGCATAAAAACGAGCCGTACAAATTTGGGTCTGGGCTGTTCGGGTCATATACGGCATTATCAACGACCAGGTAGTTAGGGTCTTCTTCCCACACACTCAGGCCCTCCCACATTATAGCGCTTATCGGTTCCGGAGAATTCAGGTCATAAGTAATCCGCAAAAAATTGCCGTAGTAATTCCCGTTCACGTCACAAACGTAAAATGCAAAGGCTCTGTTACCTGGATTTGTTATCTCTGTCCCAACTTCGTAGCAGTCTGTATATGTATAGCCGCCGCCGATAGCCCAGAAGCCGATAGACGAAAAAAGTATAATACCGACCAAAACAAAAATCATTTTTACTTGCATCCAAAATTCTTTCATTTTAATACCCTTTCAAATTCAAAAATAAACAGTGCTTATAGGGCACCACGTACCCAAACACTCAACAAGGATAGATGTGGTTAACCATCAGTAGTTTGCATTCATCTCTTAGATGTTGTAGATATTGTTTGCCTCTACTAACAATATTAGTTTTATTTTGTAGGTGGTGTAGTCATTAAACAGTTTAATCCTCGAATCACATTATCACGTTCATTGTTCGTTGGCTTCATAAGCACTGTCTTACGCTTTTGATTCCTTTCCCCTTTCCATCATCCGGCATTCGTAATTTTTGGCTTTGAACCAGCTGCCTGTAAAATCGGCCATCGCTTTAATGTTGAATGTAGCGTTGCGGGTGAAAATGTTTATATAACATTCTCCCAACAGGTCCAAAGTATGAATCGTAATATTCGACGCAGTAAGAAACTGAACCGCTGACGTTCCGGCCAGGTCCATGTCATCAGGAATTTGTCTTTTGGGCATTGACTGATAATCCCAGAAATGCAAATCCTCCCTGTTCATATCTATTGTACGGCACAGCTCCTCCAGCCAGCCTTTAATCCCTGTGCGTGTAAAAGTTTTCGGGTCGCACCCATACAAATCCAAAGTAATTTCTAATCCGTACATACATCCAACTCCTTTTGAATTCTTTTTTTCGTTGCTGCTAATGCCGCCGCCCGTTCTGGCGTGTCGGGGCATTTTACGTTGTCATATCCGTTCTCCCTGTAATCGTCTACCCGCAAAACGTGAGTAGGTATGTAAACCTTATTCGGGTCAAATTCAAAATTGAATTTCCTATCGCTGTGATTGCTGTTGTCCATTTTCTTCTTCCTCAGTCGGAACCGGCTCGGGCTCTGGCGGATGCTCTGTAACCCACTCTTCAGCTGCTTCCACTATCGCCTCGGCCTGAGTTTCTTCCATGCCTAAAACTTCCATCAAATATTCCTTTGGCGGCATAAGGGAATCTACAGAGCCGCCAATATACTTGGCCATTGCATCTGTTTTGTTTTTTGCCACTTCACTTTTATCTTTATCGGACGGCGTAGACAAATCCGGCCAGTCAACAAAATACTCCTCTGCCTCCGGCAATACCCCGTAGGCCATCATCCGGTCAATGAAAGGCCGTATAATCATCGGCGTTACATATCCGTTCTGTCTTTTGGCTATGCGTTTGTTCCACGTTTCTGTATCAGAGGTCGATGCTAATTGGGCCTGCTCAGAGCCCATAAGCTTCCTGTACGGAATGCCTAAGGACAGAGCAATAAACATTACCTGGACTTTGAAATGCGGGGTCGGGTCAGTAGCCTGCGGCTGCAAATCCTTTACGTCCACACCTGTCAAAGTCATATAACGCTGGAGCCCGTCGAAGTAGGATTTGAACTCCTCCCGCATTGCATCAGTATCCATCTCAACATCTTCCATTCCCTCCTTGGTTGAAAATGCATATCCTGGAAAAGCCCCTTTCCAGAACATTTCACCAGAGCCGGAAACGATTTTACGAATATCCAGAAGCCGGTTAAAAACATCCTTCATCCTGGGCGTTCCAAATACTTCGCTTCCCCATTTATTGTCAGCCACGTGCAAAACACGGGTCCAGTGAACCCGCTTTTTAACGTTTGACGTACTGCCGACATCACCTTCAAATTCTATTTCATACATTACAGGATGGCTGTAACGCGGGCTGGAGACATTCCTTTCCTTTAGTTTTATTGACACCGCATTCTGGTCGAATGGCCGCAGATAGCTCAGTTCATAATTCTTCAGGCTTTTAACTTCCCCAGTAACTTCGTCAATACCCTCCACCGGCTTGTCCAAATCCTTTCCGTCACTCAGCCCGCAGAGTAAGAGCCCGTACGAACCAATCCCGCTCATTACATCTATCCGATGCAGATAATGAAATATATGCCTGTCCCGTATCAACTCCTTCAGGACCTTTTCAAATTCCGTTTCGTCTGCATCTTCGGTTTCGTAGATATTGGGTTCCATAGCCCAGCACTCGTCCGGCAGAATCTTTACGACGCGGCTGCCAATACCCTCCCTGTCCCACATATTGGTGTAATCCCGCATCGTTATTTCGTCCGGATACCGACATTCATAATTGATATCCAAACCGGGATTGAGTAGGCGGGCCAGGAGGTCCCGCCTAAATATGCTTGCGTTAAGGGTCATCATCTTCACATTTTCAGCCAGAGCCTTTTCGTTCGCCGTCAGCATAATGCCTTTCGACTTTTCCACTGGTCCAGGTACATTCTTTTTCGCCATCACTATATTCCTTTACTTTAACAATCGGATTCTTTTGTAATCAGTTTCATCCATCTCCAGCACCGTTACTTTGGCATTGGTCGTTTGCTTGGTCTGGCATTCCCTGTCTATCTTATCCCTTGTTATCCACGGCAGTTTCATAAACTGGCTGCGTTTTGCTTTCAGCAGGGCATCCACTTTCTTTAATGCCCCTGGGATTCTTGGGTTCACGAAATAGGTCGTCCCGTCCCAGAAGTCGTAGCGCCAGACTTTGATTTTCTTTTTCAACTTCCCCAATCTCCGGTCTTTTATTATTGAAACCATTTTTCAACTCCTACGTTCTGTAACCCATTCTCAAACTAACTCCTGACTTCCGGCTGGTCCACGGCCCGACACGTTTCCGGCCTTTGAACAGCCTCTTAAAAGCCCCGCTGGATGCATCAATCTGGTCCTTATACGTTGACAGCGGGAAGAACTGCATTTCGTCTATGTAATCCTGATTCCATTCGCCGTGGACAATATGGACGTTACGGGCATTGACCTGATGGCTGAACGGGTCAGCCCGCAGAGCCTTGTCGCCCGTGGGCTTATCCGCGAACGTGCGGAAGCCGGCCAGGTTCTTAATTGAATTCTCGGCTGACTCCAGCCCGCTGGAACCTGGTTCTTGCTCCAGTCCTATTAAAACCTTCCTGCCATCGTTGAATGCCGTCTGTTTTATTATTGTCTCCCTTCGGCTACTTTCCCACTGGCCGCGTACGCAATGGAGTATCCAAAAACTCCCGTCCTTATGTTTGCCGAGCTTTACGCCCGCTGTGAAAGCGCCGGCATCCTGCAATCCGGCTTTATCCCAGTACCGGACAATCATTGTAAACTCCCTTGCTGGCGGAGCCTGCAATTCGAGAATAAGCCTGTCGGTCTTAAACATACCGCCGCCGAGCGGGACAGGATGCTGTAAGAACTGGCCTGAATATATGTAGGTCCCGAGGGCTTTGTTATCGTTTAGCACTTCCCAGGGAAGTCTAATCGGGTCCATCAGCCCGTCCTTATAATACTTTCGCAAATACCTGGGTTTTACATTTTCCGTTATCTCTGCCGGCAGGCAGATATGCCGTATCTTCAGAGGGGCATCTTTAACGCCG